TTGTATGCCTTGACAAATTTACGCATGTCTGCAACCCGCATCTGTTTGTATCCCTTTCCTATCAATTTTTGACCAAGATAAGATAATGCACTTGGTTTGTGAGCCTTGAGTAAGTCGTATCCACTAGGGATGGTAATTGTTTTATTTGTAGAGAATTGAAGTGGAGACAAAGCACTGACCACATCTGTAGAGGTTCTTATATCGGTTTGATTTTCAGGATTAGATTGAAAAATAGTATTAGGATGCACTGCTTTGTTATAAGTAATGACTTCTTTGACAGGTTGTTCTTTGTTGAGTTCTTCTACGTATTTACCTGCCCTTGAGTGTCCAACAGAGATGATATTATTTGCTCCATATTTATCTATCGCTTTCTTTTGTCTCGTCTTTGCATCTTGATACGTTCCGGAAGTTCTAATGTCGCCACTGTATGCATATCGGGCATTGTCTAACCAATCCCTCCATCCCTTGGAACCACGGTGGGCTACGATGACTTGATCACTGTTCATATCTTTATAAACCTTCACACGGTCATCACTAAGGTCTTTATCTATCGTATAACCATCAGGAGCATCGTCCGTTTCCTTGTAGGTATTCTCAAGAACCTGTTGGATTTTATCCGCTGGTAGACTACCCCCTTTCCGTTTGGGCATATAGAATAGCAAATATAATAAATCTTAAAATTTACTAAAATATAATATTTGTATAATTATATGTATGTTTATCATTTAAGACCTTACCACAAGTTGAAAGCAAGACAACTAGGAGTAGTGATACGTCCTTCCAAAAAAGCACCCTACAAAATAGATGTGTTCTCTCAAGATGGAGAATACATTACAAGTATAGGAGATAGACGTTATAAAGATTTTATTACCTATGCAGAAGATGATGGATATGAAGTCGCTGAGAGAAGACAATCCCTTTATCACAAAAGACACAAAAAAGATAGTCAAGTTCCAGGTTCAAGGGGATTTTTTGCGGCCAATATTCTTTGGTAACTATCCTTCGGTAAGTATGGAGAAACCTACAAGAACCGTGGTAATCCTTCTCGTTCATACAGAATATTGGATGAACCACCTACACGATAGATATTTTGTATATGTGGAGTAACCCCGTAAAATCTTGATGCTGTCCCTTGTATCATGTCAGCTCCATCACGCCCTGGAAGACCGTTGCCCGTTTTTATCGCATTTTCTCCATCTGCATCTGCAGCCTTAGCAGGGAATACCTTTTGTTGACGAAACGCATTGAAGTTGTTATAACCTCTTACCAAGATATCAAGTCCTCCTTGGTAATTTACATACATATTGACAATTAATTTACGGAAGTTTTCTCCTGATAATCGTTTAAAATTAGCAAATTCTTCATCCAAAGCGTATTGTTGTCTTCCTCTATCTAATCCCCTTTCAAAACTACCATCACTCAAACTACTTATATCACTGGATGCATCATCCATTTCATTCATCACTTGCTGCAACTGTTCCAAAACATTGTCTACTCTTCGCTGTCTTCGTCCCATAGTAGATACAGTTCCACTAATAGATGAACTTGCAGAACTACGAGAACCACGAGAACCCCGAGAACTTGTATCCATCGTAAATGAACCTAAACTATCATCATCTTCATCATCTTCAAGTTCAACTAAAGGTTCGTCTTGGATTTCGTTAGGAGTTAGTTGAACAAAATCTAAACTCATCAATACATCAAAGGCATTTTTTGCCTCATTATCACATTCTGCCTGAGCTGCTTTTACATCGCTTAATAACCCAAGGTCAGTAAAACGTATAACCCTTACATAGGCTTTGATGACACGTAACAAACGGGTAATCGCCCTTGCACCAGTAATCACAACGTCTAATGCTTTGACAATCTCCGGTGTATTATCCAATTCAAGAGCATCGCCAGCTTCACCATAGTATGCATTGATTTGTCTAAAAAGAACGGTTAAATCTTGAAAACGGGCTATCAATCTTTCGGCCAACACATCGGCACTTCCATTGGATAAATCTTCTTCGGGTTTATTGGATAGTTTAACCACTCCACTTTGCATCGCTTTGATAACACGACGCTTTGCTCTAGTCAATCCTGCTTCTGCTGTTGCTCCTTGATTATAAAGCGGAACCGTAGGCATATATAATAACAATATATATTTTATTGTGATTATAATCTTTTATCCAAAACTACTAATGTCTATTTGTATAGTCCATGTTCTTTTACAAACTTTGATGCGTCTGTCATTTTAAGACCCTTCTCTTTCATGACCTTTTTGACAATCTCTGCACGGCGTTTTCGTCCATCCATGGCTCCGCCTTTCATTACACCTACTCCAGACATCCCTCCTGACATCACACCTTTGCCTTTTTTCACTGAAACTTTAGAACTAGATGTAGACCCTGATTTACCGGTCAAATAAGAAGAAAGGGCATCTTTTCCAACACTAATCAGTGTATCTTTAATAACGGGTTTCGCCACACTCACAGCATCATCAAACAAACTTTTTGCACCGGATGCAAGACCACTAAGAGTAAGACCACCCTTCATATTCTTAGATCCTTTAGGACGACCACGTTTCTTCATTCCAAGTCCAAGAAGATTACGCCCAGTGTCTTTTACCTCGTTTAGTGAGAATTTTTCATCTAAAATACCACTTCCCTTTTTTCGTCGTCCTCGTCCAACAAGTTGTTTTGCAGTTCGCCCGATATCGTTAATAGAAAACTTTTCATCAAGTATTCCAAGACCAAGTAATTCACGCCCCGTATTTTTGACATCGTTAATAGAAAACTTACGGTCAAGGATATTACCACCCTTCTTAGGTCGTCCTCGTCGTCCCTTGCCTTTCATTTGACTGTCCGCCATCATTGAACCATCAGGCATCATGTGACCCTGAGCCTCTTCACATGAAGAACACGCTGCAGAACCACTACCAAGCACCTTTTCCATTCCTTTATTTGCTAAAGCACCGATGACAGCACTTGCTATCGCAGGGCCGGCAATACGTCCAACCGCCATCGCCATCGGGCCGAAAAATCCGCCATCCATTCCATTCATTGCTTTCATTTCCACTGCATTGTATGCTGGATAGGTCGCCATCGTTCCTGGTGTAACCATGTGACTTGGTGATACAGAATTTACAAATGGAGACACCATTCCAGGTGGACGAAGACCTCCACTCATGACACCAAGTCCAAATAATTCACGCCCAGTATTTTTGACATCGTTAATAGAAAACTTACGGTCAAGGATATTGGTTCCTCCCATTTCTCTGTCCATACCACTCGTAAGAGGATTAGACAAATGTGGATGATAACCTATACTTTTTCGTGAAATCAATCCATCACTTGCTAGAAATGCACCACCTGTCATTGGATCACCAGATGCTTGATGCATGTTGTTAGGTTCTCCATTGGTATCACGTTGCATATTGTATTTTCTCAAGGTTGAGAGAAGTTTCTCGTTGTAAGGTGTGTCAAACGCCATGTTATAGTTTCTTGAAGCCATATAAATTAGTCATATATATTATTTTTGTTATTCTTCTAAATATAAGGAAATTAATATACATTTTGAAGGTATATTAATTTTGATAGGGTTCTCTATACTTAGGGTCTGTATATTTTGGTTTCCTTAAAATAAGAATACGATTTGTCTCAAAGTAATAACGGACAGAAGGTAAATCTACAATACTGTCTTCCTTCATAGATTTTAGACAACGTTCTGCATCTTCCCTTGTCCGCTTACGACAACGCATGACAATTCCTTCTCTTTCAAAATGAATAAAAAATCCGTTTCCAACAGTAGGTGTGATACCCATTTATTTATATTTTAGATTTTATTTTGTCTCAGTCAAGCGAAGCAAAGGGTTCGTAAAACTTTGGTTCCATTCAATAGCAAAGTTTGGAAAGTTTAGAACCAGGTTGAGCCGCCATGCCGCCCGACTGAACCCCCATTCCCACCATTCGTTTCAGCTTCTCAGCAAAGTCCCGAACAAGGGGAAGTCTTGCCGCCGCCGTGGCGATACGATTGACCATGGAACCACCCACAAGACGTTGATACTGGACAGAGGACACGGGGTCAACACTTTCTTCGTTGGTCTTTGCATCAAGAACCATCTGTTTGGTAAGAATACCCGTGTAGATATTGGATGAACCCGCCACCGTGGTGAAGATACCCGAATTGACACAGATGATGCAGATTTCAGGAGTGATGGTTTCTCCCTCAATATTGGTCACATTGATGCTGAACTGGAAATTATATTGTCCAATAGAACCTGAAGACAAAAAGTCAGGAAGAGACAAATCATACGCTGGTGATAGAACAAGGAGTGACCCTGTGGTCTGCACTGAAGTTCCAATACCTGTTGCGTTGTTGGCGTTGTTGGTTCCGCCGCTAAACTCCGCCCATGATTGAGTAGAATGGTTATTCACTGAGATGCGCCACAAGTCCTGAGCGGTAGAAGACGAGAGAAGACCTGAAGTGTTATTAAGATTGACACTAATGCTGTTAATTTTCAAGAAAGTAGAACTATCCTTCACATTCTGCGTAGACATAGGTTTACGAACATTGATAATAAAATAATCTGGAAGTTGGTTAATTTGGATGTTCTGCGAGTTGAGTGTAGCCGATGCACCGTTCACAAGAGGGCCGGTAGAAGACTGAAGGGACAGGTAGCGTGGAAGATCCATGTAAGGAACAATGTTTCGGGCAGAAATAAGGTCAGTAGGTTGAGTGGAGAGAAAGTTCAACAATAGACGGGTGTTGGTAAAAGGATTTGCTTGGACTGCAGTTCCAAGAGCGACCGAGTAGCTGGTTGCCGTAGATGAAGTAGAGAAGAACCGTTTGCACGAACTATCAATGTTGAACACAAAAGACATTGCGTTAATTCCAACCATACCCTGTTTGTTGTAGGCCGCATCACCATAGACAAAAGGTGAAAGACCAAGAAGTGGTTCAGTCACCGTTACGGTTCCCGTAATAGTGAAGGTATCCAACACGTTGGTGGACACAGGTGAAGTATCAAAACCACCACCACTAATTGCATGAACCAAAGCAAGGTTTGCAGGGTAAGCACCACGAGGGTAAAGGTCACCATCGTAAGACTGGTCACTCCAATCACCCAGAGGGTTGTTTGAACCTCCTACACCTACTGAGAACTGCTTGTAAGCCTGGTCTGGAAGAACGGGGGTCATTCCGTTGTATCGGTAAAGTTCACGGTTGTTATTTAGGCGAAGAATAGAAGGCAAAACATCCTGAAGATTGACTGACACATTGGTGTTGTTAATCTGTGAAGATGCAGTCGTAAAGAGGGAGTTAAGAGGGAATGCCTGAAATGCATCTGTGTCTCCATAGTTAAAGGCGGTCTGTCCTACGGTTACTCCACTAATAGTAATCGTAAAGGCAATGTCCGTCTGGATAAGAACCTCACGTGACACTACAATGTTCTCACTTGGAATTTGGACGTTAAAGGTCATGGACGAACTAGAGGTAGACACGGCCGAGAATTGCTGATAGGTGTTGGAAGAAGCACCTGAGACAACGGCATAGGACAGTTGGTCGGTAATGTCTGCAAGTCGGGCATCTTTCACGAGAACTGTTTTAAAGTCGGCACTCATTATATACTAACCAAATATATTTTATTTTGGTGAATACATATTTTAAAATTTCTTAAGAACGTCTAGGATAGCATCACTTTA